CAGCCGTACCTGATACAGTGTACACAGGACCTCTTACTACACCTGTACTCACAGCAGCCCAACTCAATGCTTTGAGACCAGCCACAGCAAGACGAATTCTCGATGAACTCTACGAAGACATGCGTGATCTCATACGCACCAATGAACGGCAAATCAGAGATGCGGAAAAGTATCAGGCCTACTTTGCCGACGTAGGAGATACTGTTCGTGCAGCAGATGCAGCCAAGTCAATCCCCAGATATCGCGCTGAGATAGCACAGGCTCGCGCAAATCAGGATGTCATCGTTGCAGCACTGAATCGGTTGGGACCTGGGAACGCTTGACTGCCTCCATAAATATCGTATGTCTACATTCATTGGATTTAATACTCAAAATCAATACAAAAAGTTCACGTTAGTTGACAGTGAATTGATCAAACGTGATCTACTCAATGCCTTTAATATCACACAAGGGCAGTTACCCGGCCGTCCAGGATACGGAACTATATTGTGGAGTTTTTTATTTGAGAATCAAGATCAGACCACAATGAGTCAGATAATCAAAGAAGTACAACGAGTGGTGGGCGGCGATCCTAGAGTAAATCTCATTGACGCACAGATATACCCGCAGCAAAATGGTGTGTTGATAGAATTAGAAGTACAGTTCGCTCCTAATTCCAATGCTCAACTGCTAAGTGTGTTTTTTGACCAACAACAACGCATAGCAAACTTTGCTTTAACTTAGCCGTTTATTTTTTTGGTAAATAATAAAACAAACAAATATTATGGCACGCACTACTAGACAAACAGTTGTATTCGGAGTTGAAGATTGGAAGCGCATCTATCAGACTTTTAGAGAAGCCGACTTCCAAAGTTATGACTTTGAAGCCTTACGCAAAAGTTTCATTGACTATCTACGTCAATACTATCCTGAAACTTTCAATGACTACATTGAGTCATCAGAATTTATAGCCATGCTAGACGTGATTGCGTTCATGGGTCAGGCCATGAGTTTCCGCAATGACTTAAACACTCGCGAAAATTACATTGATACCGCAGAGCGTAGAGATAGTGTAGTTCGACTGGCTAATCTTGTGAGTTACACACCCAAACGTAATACAGAAGCACAAGGTTATCTCAAAGTATTTTCAGTGCAGACCACAGAGAATGTCACAGATTTCAACGGAATTGATCTAGGTGGTGTTACTGTAAACTGGAATGACCCCACCAATTTTAACTGGGCCGAACAATTTTCTACCATCATCAACGCAGCCTTGGTAAACACACAACGTGTGGGTCGTCCAGGTAATCGTACCACGATCTTGGGAGTAGATACATCTGAATACAGTGTGAATCTAGTGCCTGGATTTTTACCAGTATTTCCATATACCGCCACAGTGGATGGTGTGAATATGCCTTTTGAAGCAGTAAATTCCACAGCAGTAGGATCTCCGGCCACTGCACCATTTGTGTATGAACCACCACCGTTGCCCAACGGTATTTTCAATCTGTTGTTCCGTAACGATGCTCTAGGATTTGCCAGTGCCAATACTGGATATTTCTTTTACTTTAAACAAGGTGTGTTGCAGAATCAAGACTTCAATCTTGCTGAACGCATCCCTAACCGCACTGTGGATATCAACATTGAAGGGGTGAACAATGAAGACCGTTGGCTGTTCCAATTAGACAATGTGGGCAATGTATCTGCTGAATGGAAATATGTTGAATCGGTATATGCCGCAGCGGCTGAACAATTGGCTCCGGACCAACGTAAACTATTTTCTGTTACCAGCAGAGCCAATGATCAGATCACACTGACGTTTGGTGATGGTGTTTTTTCCAGTGTTCCAGTGGGAACATTCCGTTGTTATGTTCGTGCCAGTAATGGTCTCACATATATCATCAATCCCGATGAGATGCAAAGTGTGGTCATACCTATCAGTTATGTCAGTAGATCAGGTCAATTACAGACCATAACATTTACCTGTGGTATCACTACTCCTGTGAGCAATGCACAGGCCAGAGAAACTCTTGACCAGATCAAACAACGTGCCCCGGCCAGATACTACACTCAGAATCGCATGGTCAACGGTGAGGACTACACTAACTTTCCATTCACTGCCTACAACAGCATCATCAAGAGTTATGCATTAAATCGTGCCAGCATCGGTACCAGCAGATATCTTGATTTAGTGGATAACACAGGAAAGTATAGTTCTACAAATATTTTTGCCAGCGATGGTGCCATCTGGGAAGAAAATCAACTACCAACATTTTTGTTTACTTGGATAACAAGAAATGAAGTAGCCAGTGTGATCACAAATCAAATACAGCCGTTGTTGAGTACCACTGCATTTACACAATTCTATTATGCTAATTTTCCTAGGCCCAATCTGGCAGTCAATGATCTCACGTGGCATCAAAGCACTACATTGGCCAATGAGACCACAGGCTATTTTGTAAACAACTTAGGATATCCTGCGTCAATCGGTACATATTCTAGCAGCAATACCCAATACATACAAGTAAGTAGTCTAGTAAAATTTGCTGCACCTGCTGGATATTATTTTGATGCCAACAACAGATTGAAATTAGGAATTCCTACACAGGCTGCTGAGCGCCTTGAATTGTGGGCCAGCCCGATCAGTATCTATTTAGATGGAACCAATCAAGGGCAAGGCAACTTTACCAGTGGAAGACTCAGCGGTCAAGGGCCGGTGGTGCTGAATAATTTCATACCCACAGGGGCCATTCCTGTGCAAGTTATTCCATTGCTGATCACAGATATTCCTAGCAGTCTTGAATCAAGTATCGTAGATCAGATTGTGCTGTATAGGAATTTTGGACTTGGTTACGACAATCTAACACAGACTTGGTATCTAATTACATCAAATAATCTTGCCGTAAATGCAGATTTCAGTCTGGCCAACGCACAAAGTACCACTGGTACCAATCAAGATGCTTCATGGATGATACAAGCAGTAACAGATGGGGTAAAATATACTGTGACCAGCCGTGCATTGGTTTACAGTTTTGGATCAGTATTACAAACTAGATTTTTCTTTGAAACCGGTAATCGTATCTATGATCCAAGGACCGGTAAGACTATCAGCGATTATATAAATGTTTTAAAAACTAATAGTTTACCAGATTCAAATAGTCCTTTGCCAGGAGACGTTTATCTTAAGATTGTAGGGCAGCCGGTGCAGTCAGATGGTTATGTAGACGACTATCAAGTTATTGTGAGTTATCAGGATCGTGACAATGATGGCATAGCAGATGATCCGGATTTCTTCAATGAGATTGTGGCACCCAGTGTGAATCCAACTACGAAATATGTATTCTTTGAAAAGACTGTGGACTTTGATAATTTACAACGCTATCTGTTGGTTGAACCAGCACGAGTAAACAGTGACTATGCCACTCTGAATGATATCGAAGTGGTCAAAACTGAATATGTAATCGGACAGATCTTCTATGCGTACAATCAAGAAATATACACTGGGCCGTTAACAGGACAGATTGGCTCATTCTACGAACTAGTGCTCAGTGGCACAAATGTAAGAACCCTATTGGACGTTACTACAGAGTGGTTGGCCAGAGTGGGTCGGCCCAGTATATACTTCCAGTATAGACACAATGCACCACTTGCTGATCGTATAGATCCGGGCACTACCAACATCATTGACTTGTATGTAGTAACACAGAGTTATTATACTGCTTACACAAATTGGATCAGAGACAGCACAGGCACAGTTCCTAAACCTGCAGTTCCTACCATCAATGAACTTAGCACTGCCTATCAAGGTCTTAATAATTACAAGATGATCTCAGACAATGTGGTAGTAAATTCTGTGACCTTTAAACCATTGTTTGGACCTAAAGCAGCAGAAAATCTTCGTGCTACGATCAAAGTGATACGTGCTGCCAATTCAACAGCCAGCGAAAGTGAAATCAAAACATTGGTTGTGGCAAATCTTAATCAATACTTTGATATCGCGGCTTGGAATTTTGGTGACACCTTTTATTTCTCTGAACTAGCAGCCTATATACATCGCAATATGGGCGGCGTGGTCAGTTCAGTGGTTCTTGTGCCATTGGATCCACTAAAGTATTTTGGTGATCTATACGAAATACGGTCAGCACCCAACGAAATATTTGTAAATGCTGCTGGAGCAAGTTCAGTGGAAGTGATCTCGGCACTGACTTCGACCAATATCAGAACTGCTCCTGGCAGTGGAGTTATCTAATGGCTAGAACAAGAACAGTAGATTTTCTACCACCAATTTTTCAGACCAGTACCAACAAGCAGTTCTTGGCTGCTACATTGGATCAATTGGTACAAGAACCACAGTTTAAGAAAACACAAGGATTTATAGGGCGGCATGTTGGCCCCGGCGTAAATCCCAATGATGATTATGTAGTTGAACCCACGGCCACCAGAGCCAACTATCAACTTGAGCCAGGAGTGATCAGTGTAGTACCCGACACCGATACCATCTCTGATGCAATCACATACCCGGGTATAACTGATGCCATTGGCCGTCAGGGCGGATTCACCAACAATGCTTCAAGATTGTATACCAGTGAATACTACAGTTGGGATCCTTTTATAAATTTTGATAAGTTCTCTAACTACAGTCAGTATTATTGGTTGCCCGCGGGCCCATTGGCTGTGGACGTTAGTGCGACCACGATTCCACTCACTGACACCTTTGATATCACAAGGGCAGACACTTACTATGAATTTTCAGGCATAGCCGGCAATAATCCCATCATCACTTTGGTACGTGGAGGAAATTACGAGTTTGTAGTTAACCAAACACCTAATCAATTCTGGATACAATCTGATCCAGGAATAAATGGCGTATTGCCGTATGCTCCTAATATCAGTTCAAGGACGGTGCTAGGTGTTGGCAACAACGGTGAAGATTCGGGCACAGTAACATTTGATGTGCCATACAAAAACGCCCAACAGTTCTACTATGATTTAGATCTTGTACCCACTGTTCCTACACCAGGGCAAGTAGATCTGATTACAGAGTTGCAACTTGAGCAAATCAATGGTGTGTATCTTGTTGACTTCTTGGCCGAATATCCTACAGGCATTGATGGCATTACTGATCTTAACAATCGAACCTTGGTATTCAGCAGTTCCGCAGTGGCCACATACATATGGCAGATACAATATCAGACTACCATTGATGGAGTGGTCATCACGCTGTTGCCTATATTAGCAGTTCCGGCGTTGAATAAATTTACCATACTGTTTGGAACCCAATGGAGTACCACACAGTGGTATCTCAGTGCCGCCGGTTATTTTGAACAGATTCCTCTGCTGACAGCAGTGAAAGATCTGTTGTGGTATCAGGATGGTACTAACCCAGATATCTTTGGACAGATTAGATTGGTTGATCAGACTCAACAGACCATCAATGTAGATACAGACATATTGGGAAAGAAAAATTATATTTCTCCCAACGGGGTAACATTTACCAACAACATGCAGATCACATTCCGTGGCAGTGTGGTCCCGACCAGTTATCAAAATCAGACCTACTATGTTGCAGGGGTGGGAACAGCCATCCAGTTGCTGTCTGTTGACAATTATGCCACTCCTGAATCGTATACTGAAAGTG